CTTACAGCAGTTGCTTGTGGGCTTGCTGCTTTAGTTGGATCACCTGTACGTTGTGCCATACCCGCTGGACGGAAATATTGTCCCCAACGATCCATGTCAAATGCTTCACCATCTACTGATGCTTCAAACATTTCTTGCATGACTTTGAGTTCAACATCACCTGGCTTTTTAGGTAAGAAGTCACTTAGATTAAACAATCCGTGTGCATTAACAGCAGCCATTTCATTGTCACCTAGTGGACGTTCTCTACGAGCCCAGTTAGATGTTGAGTAGTCTGCATATCCGCCTTTGGATGTTTTGTTAAGACGGAAGTCTACACCAGCAGTATAATCTGTTGGCAATTCTTCCATGTCTGGATCCATAAGCGCCTGCTTAATGATCTGGAAGATTTGTGGACCAATAATAAATCTACGGATTGGATTCTCCGGAGTAGTGTCCTCGTTTAGTGGGTTATCCGTTACAAAGCCTTGGAAGATATAAGAACGCTTCTTCCAGTATTTACGACCCATATCTTCTAAAGTTGGATCTTTAAACCAACCACGTACTTCGTTAAGAATGTTACATGTTTCGCCATACATTTCCATACACGGAATCTGTACTTGTACTGGACGTGAATCTGTTTCACCTTTAATACCAGCAAATGGAAGTTTGATTACCAAACGTTCTTTCCAAAAGAAAGTATTGTCTGCATCGCCATCAGGAAGGAAACGTAGAGTTGCGCTCTCGCCTTCTTTAATATTCCAAAATGGGTAAATGCTGTTGTCACCACCGCCTGACTGACGGTTGTTGTTTCCTGCTTCTTGCTCTTTGAGCTTTGCTCGGATTTCTGCTAATGATGCCATAGTTAATGCCTCCTAAATGTTATGCCTATGTGCAGTAGCTACATTGCTACTAGTGCCTGTTTGTTTGTAGCACAGTTTTTATTATATGCTCTAATACAAACAATGTCAAGTCTTTTTTAAAGAAAAACTTGAAAAACTTCTTGGACAGTGTCCAAAACTATTGATCGTTAATTTGTCTGTCAAGATCTTGTATAAACTGACCTTGCTGCCTTGCAGTTTGTGCGGATACTCGTTTTCCATTGTTTAGCGTTTTTTGGATCATAAATTGAATATCTTGTAGTACTTGAAGATGTTTGTCGATGAGATCTAAACCTTTTTTACTCCACGCAACATATTCTTCAGTACTAGAAGGCTGTGACTGACTGTGCTGATTCATTCGTTTTTCGATTGCTGCTAATTCAGCTTTCTTTGAATCTATTTGTGTAGGATTTGTGCCACCGCGCCCGCCCTTAACACTTGGATTCTTTGTAAATCCGTCAAGCATTCCTACTATTCCTAAACCTGCAACAACTTCATCTACTCGGTTGTTGCCTTCAATGTTATCCATCTCTGAAATAAGTTGTTTTAATGTTTTTTCCATAATTATAATCCTGCTAAACTTCTAATACTATTTAATTCTGTGTTATCTTGTTCTACAGGTTCTTCTTCCCTGTAACCCATTACTTCTGACACACGATGATTAATTTTTTCAAGAAATTGTTTTGCAGGAGTAATGTACTGCTCACCATAATCCTTTTCTACCATAGTAAGGATTGCTGTTTCACCTTTTGGAAACTGTCCTGTTGTGTAATCAAAGTAACTTAGAATAAACTCGCCTAATGGTGTCTTTTGTTCTTCTGATGCTAATACTATCTTTTTACCATCTGGACCATCAATTTCATCGCCTTTTTGCTTGCCGTCTTTCTTAGCTTGGCGTACAGCGTCGGCATATGCATTGCCTTCATCAGCGTCTAATTCAACGCCTTCGATTTTCTTACAAGAACCTTTTTCGCCTGCTTTTTTGCCACGTACTTTACGATAACCTTTCCAACACTTGTCATAGATTTTGCTATTACCGTGCTGTTCGCCTTCTTCTACATCAGACTCATTCTTTTTCTTTTTCTTCATTGACGAACATGCTTCTTCGATTTCTTCTTCAGTCATCTCTAGTGTAGTCCAACTTTGATTGCCGCACTCTTTGCAAACATCTGATTCACCAAATTGTCCCATTACCGAATCAAGTGCTTGTTCGTATGCCATAAACACTCTAGGTAGTCCTCTTGAAGCTCCGTCACGTCCTGTGCCCATCATATATGGAACTTCTAATACTTGTCCTACTTGTAATTTTGAAGGATCCGTAATTTTGTTCATTTGCATGATTTCACGTTCGAATTCTTTTAGATCCCCGCCCATCCAATTTTCTCCTTGGAACATTCTTGCAATAGCTGCAATAGTCATTCCTGGCGCAATCTTTACTGTACGTGCAGGTGCTTGGATGTTATTAATGTCGCCTGGACGAGTAGGAACACCGTCTTCTGGTTCTTCACCCAATAAATCATCTGGACCTAGTTCTTTTGCTCTTGTTGCTTCGCCTACTAGCTTGTATATATACGGAAATACATCTTGTAATTCTTCGTTAAACTGACGAATAGTTAGTTCGTCAATCCAGTTTTCCTTTACATCATCTGGAACATCTTCCATTACTGCTGGAGCAAATCCTTCAAATGTTTCCTTGTAATATGATTCTTTTTGTAATTTTGTAATAGTCTTTTTTACTGAAGAGATTCTTTCATTAACAACATCAATATATTCAACAAGTCCTTCCGCCATAACTGCTGAACGATTCATATATGTTTTGAACTTTTTAAGTTTTGACAACTCTTCTGATAAACTTGTAATGTGTTTGCCAAAGTCGTCAAATGGTTTGCCGCCTTCTGCAACGTGTCTTGCCATTGCTCTTGCGCCGTTTAGATGTTTAAATGGATATTTAAATCTTTCTCCGTCTGCACTTTCAATATATATTTTTCCAATACTTTGTATTCTTCCAGTAGCAGATTCTTGGTTAATAGGCTGAATGTGTTTAATTGCAATTCTGGCATCGCCTACATTTTGGTAACTAGTTTTACTTGTACCATACATCTTTGATTCCATTGTTAATTCTCCAGGGCGGTTTTTTGCTAAAAATTGATAATCTCTGCGATCTAAATTAGACTTAGTTATATTTCTAGTATCAAAGTTTAACATTCTTTTTCTACTAAAATGTCTTAGTTCTTTTAAGAAATTATACCAGTTTTCTCTAGTAAGCGTATCTTCATTTGCAACTACATTATTACTGTACATAACTGAAATGTTTTCTTCACTTAATGTAATACTTATCTTTCCTAAACTAGTCGGGCCTTCTTTGTAGTCGAAATCAAAGAAACGTGCATCGCTAGGGACATTAGTTACATTACCTTCAGCATCGCCAATAGTAACACTTGGAAAGCGTCCGCGTATTTTGTTAAAAAGTTCTTCTGCTATACTATTTAAATTCTTCATCGTAATGTATTTATCAATAGTTGCTGCTAATAAAGATCGGCATTGGCATCTCGTAATCGTCTAAATCTTCTGCTTGATTAAATGTGTCATATACCCTAGGATCCCAATCTTTTAATACAGCCATCATTCTTAGTGCTAACAACGTAGCACTTATTAAATCGTCTGACAGTCCTACTTTTGCTTGATAACTTGATCCAGTAGCAACAAACCCTTTAAGTTCTGATAAAAAAGGCTTTGAGTGTACTTTCATTTTATCATTTTCAATCATTGTTTTTAAGCGACTACATGCTGTTATTTTTGTACTGTGTGTAGTGTTAAATCCTTTACGGAACTTGCGCACATGTCCTTTGCGAATTGGTTCAGACACAAATAGGCCTGGTATATTCTCTTCCCCGAAATCGTTTATAACGATTAGTGCTGCTTCTCCGATACCATTATTTTCTACACTCCAGTATATGCCTTGTGTATTTTTAGTTTCTTGTTCTATATATTTACATATATCACTTAGTACTCTTATTTGTCCCGGTATGGCAGTTTGATTGTGTTGCCATTCTGCTACTTGTTCGTAACTAGGCAATTCAAACACTTGTATAGCGGCATTGTCGCCGCCTGTGCCCATACTAGGATCAAGTGCTACTGCATATGTATATTGGCTAGTTGGCTTCTTATACCAACGTGTTTGACCCATATTAAGTATAGGACTAGAGCCTTCCATTACTGCTAGTTTAATTGAGTTAATTAGTGTTTCGTCAAATACTAGGAATTCGCAACCATATTCTCTGCGAAACTTTTCTTCACCGATGCGTCCAATTTCTTCTTCTTTCCACTTGTCGTCTCTGTCGGGATGTTCGTCCCACTGTGCAACAAAGCTGTGAAATCCGTTTATACCTAGTTCTTGTTCGTTGCCGTGTGCATCAAACTTTTCTTCTGCTTGTTTCCAAATAGTAGCAAATGTATCTTCGTCTGAGTTTGGTGTGCTTGTAATAATTGCACGACCACCAGTTGCTAGTGTAGGAGATATTGAAGTCCAAAATTCTTCAGCAATATTAGGTTGCACAAATGCAAACTCGTCACAGTATAGTAACGAGATACTCATACCACGTCCTGTGTTGCCTGTTGTAGTTTGCGCTACAATACGTGATCCATTTTCAAACTCAATTGATTGTTTGTTGTATGACGTAACACCTGCTCTAATATGATCAGGGCAAGTTTCGTACACATATCGTATACGTGACATAATTTCTTGTGCGCCTGTGTACTTGTGCGCCGCAACAAGAATAGTTTGATCTGGGTTAAACATTGCGTACCAAGCAAGATATATACTAGCACACGTAGTTTTACCTGTTTGTCTAGGCATCATATTAATATTAAAACGATAGCTATGATAGCTGTGCATCAAACGTAACTGATACTCGTAAGGATCAAATAAAAGTTTTCCTTTTACTGGATGTTGAATAAATGCAAAATGTTTTGCGAAGTGTAAATATCCAAGATCAGGATCCATACACTGTGCAATATCGTCAATTTGCGATTCAGTAAATGTTTCTTGTTTATTTGCCTTTTTAATTAAGACGCCGTCTAATGATGCTGCCATAATATTATTTACCCAAAAAAATAGGACCCGAAGGTCCTATTTGGTGTAATTTCACTTTAGATTATTTTTTCTTGTCTGCCTTTGCAGCGTGGACTGCTTTTCTTTGGGCATCATTTTTGTATTTGCCTTCAGTTGTTTTCTTTTCAGTTAATGCTGCCCATAGCTGATCTTTAATCGATTCAACATGCTGGCGCACTGCCGGATCTTTAGCACGTTCTGCACCTTTAGGCTTTTCTCTATTAATGCCACCGCTTAGATCTTTTGTCATGTAATTATGATCTTGATATTCTTCGTCCGGACTAGTTGCCCATTCGCCTTCTTCATCAACTTCTTCTTCTTTTGGCATTAATGCTGCTTTCATTTTAGCCATGTCCATTTCCTGTCCGCTAACATTATGTGAGTCAACATCAACATGTTGTTCTGTGCCAGACACTGCTCTAACTAAAGCCATTAAGTCATCAACATTATCTTTACCACTAGCATTTAAACTTACATTCATCGATACAGGATTGCCTTGCTGTTGTGGGGGCGACATTTGTGGTGCCATTGGCATTGCGCCTTCTCCGCATTCATCAACTGCTACATCACTTTCTGCAACATTATGAAAACCTTCAAGTATTGCTTTCATACTTCCTACTTCAGCCGGACCTGATTTTTTTGATACATCTGATGCATCGTTAAAATTCTTTAAAATGTCTAACATACTGTTGCTCATAATTAACTCCCTATAACGCTGGTAGCGTTTTCTTCGTTTGTAATATCACTGCTTTCGCCTGGCTTAATGCCTTCAGTTGCATCAATTTCTCTTTCTTGGCGAGCTTTTTCTAATTCTTTTAATAAACTCATAACACGTTCGCCTGCTACATCAGCTTGAGCACTTTCGCCGCCCATATCTTCTGTGTTAAGCATTGCTTCATATGTAGTGTCTACTTTAATGTTTTGTTGTTCTTCTACTGGGTCGCCGTCTGTTCTAACATTGATATGTGTATCTGGTACATCACAATTTGATGATAGATACTCTTGCATCACTTGCCTAGTAGTAGGATACTGTACTTCTACTTCCCAAGTATGAACTTCGACGTTTTGCAACTGTGGGAAATCCATTGGAGATTCTGTAATCGGAGCTCTCTTAGGTTCTGATACATTTACTACTTGAAATTTTTCTAAGTATGTATTCAGTTTTTCATTCATATTTTCAGGTAAGTCGCCTGCAATTCTTACAAGAAACTTGTACGTCTTTTTTGATTCAGTTAAAAAATCTTTAAATGTTTTCATATTAGTCATCCTATTGTAACTATTTATCCTTATCAAGTCCTTTTAATCGTTCTAGCAGACTATTTCTATCTGTAACTACATAGCCTTCGCCTTCGATCATGCCTTCATTAGGGCTAGAATCTTTGTCTTGTTTTTCTTTCTTAAGCTGAAGCTCAATCATCTTAAGTTTTTTGTCCATCTTTGCTACTTTAGCATCAAGACTTGTTTTAAGCATACTGCCTGCAACTTCAAAAACTCTACCACTATAACGGCTTTCTACGTTCATACCAAGATCCATTAGGTCATCATATGCTTCCATTGCTTTGCCTGCAATTTCTTCTAATTCTTCGTCTGCTTTTTGTCCAAGGCCTTTTACAGCAGGAAGTGCAGCACTAATTTTATCAAATTCTGCCATTGCATCAAATGTTTCTTCTTGCTCAATTATAGCAGTTTGTTTTTTATTTTTCTTGTCTTCTTGTTTTGCATCATCTATAATTTCTTTAGAGTCAGGCAAGTTTAATAATTCTTCTAATTTTTTAGTCATGACCTTGTACCATTATATGCTACTATTATTTATCTTCTTCTGCCCGTATGAAAAATATCGTTCTCATTAACAATTCTAAATTGTATCTTTTTTTGTTTACACCATGCGTATGCTGCTTCCCATTTGGCTTGATTAACTATCCAAGCTGCTTGATTATGTCTACTACGACCTAATTTTTCTTTAACTGTTTGATTTTCAGGTTTTACTTCAACAATTTCTACTCTCTTTTTGCCATTTTTATCTGCATATGCAATAAAAAAGTCAGGAACATAAATTGTATGTTTGCCTGTAAGAGGATTTTTATATGGTATACGAATTGCTTCACTTGCCCATTGTGCTACCGCAGGATGCTCGTCACAAAATTTCATAAATGCAAATTCCCAGCTTGATCTATATGTAGGGGTCCTAGTTCCTACATATTTGTCAGGGTTTTTGAGATCAAACTTTCCTTGAGCAAAACGTGACATTAGATTATAATATTTCTTCTTTCGATTGCGTCAGTTTTTTCGCCGCGTTTAAAACCAACAACACTAGTACGTTTTCTGTTATAATTTAAAACCTCTGCTACAATTACACTAAGTTGAGTTTTATCATAGCCTTTTAATGTATCAATTAATTTATAAACTTTTATGCCGTCTAATTTTGCTTGCTGTAATAAAACTGAAGCAACACTTTTTGCTGCACTTGTATCGAAGCCATTAGATTCGAAATATCCAACAACACTATCGAGTTCGTTTGATGAAAACGATATCGGCTTTGTATAATATCTGTCAAAGAATAATCTTACATCTTTTTCTGAATTTTTAGAATAGGATGTGGTTGGAAGGTTGCTCATTAATTATGCTCCTAATGCTCTGTTTCGATATTTTTGTTTCTCGCTTTCAGGTAAGGCTGCCCAAGCTGCTTGCATAGCGTTAACACCTCCTGATCCGCCAGATGCTAAAAATGCTTTCTTAAATAAATCAAATGCTGCTGCTTCTAATTTGTTTGGATCGTTTAATAGTTCTGTATTAGTAACAGTTATATTATCTGGATTAAGATTTGTAGTCGTTGCAGAAGTAGTACTAGTAGTACCGTTTTGAGGAAAGTAAGAATTTCCAACGCCGCTTACATCGACACCTGCAACATTACCAATAGCATCAGTAATTATAGAATATCCTTCTGCCCTTAATGCTTCTGGGTTTAAGTTTTTTAAATTATTTAAAATTTGATAAGCTGCAAGTCCTGCTTCTAAAGGATTTTTAAATTTAGTTCCTTTAGAAATAAAATCATATAAATCAGCGCCAGCACCAAAAGTTCCTCCTAACCCTAGTGTACCTCCTCCTAATAACGATATAGGAGACGGTTGAGTGTCATAATGAGATGTATCACCAAATCCTGTTGGTTCTCCGTTAGCTCCAGCTTCAATTAATCCTCGACTATAATGTACTGCTTCATATGCTACTGTAATACTATTTTGAACATGTTCGCTAGAACTATTATCTAGATTGTCATGTTGCCAATTTGTGATAAGAGGATTAACGATCTTATATGTAGTATACGTCTTTTTAGCCAGTTGTGTAATTTGTATATTATTAAGAAAAGGTACACTAATGTTATTATCTAAACCGTACTTATACTGATTTAAACCTGCTCCTCTATATGTATTATCACCAGACCCTGCTTTATTATATGCACCAGCATCGTCGGTATAATTTCCATCTGCAAAATAATATCTATAATATGCTTCCATTAATGCAGTAGTAACACCATAATTATCATCATGAAATGTAATGTTAATAGGATCGTAGGTAACACTTGTTTGTATATTCTTTTTTCTATTATATTTGTTTTTTGTTTCTACTGCTGCTTGAAATTTAGGAAGGTCAGCCGACTTAACTAACATACCAATTTCTAAATTGTGTTTATCTGTAAGTTCAGGAAGTATTGTTCGTGCTACAGGATTAAATTGAAAAAATACGTGATAAAGAAATTTTGACTTTGGCGAAAGTTTGAGGTCGTCGTCAACATATAATCGTCTGGCATGTTGCCAGTCTGCCATATTACCCTTAGGACCTAATAGTCCAGAAAGTAAATTATCTAAAAATCCATTTGTTGTTAGTGCCATACAAATATTTATCCATATCTATAATGTGCGCAGATAATAAAAAAGGGAGCCTAAGGCTCCCTTTTAAACATTTATAACTTTTTGTTAAGCGCCGCCGCCTGTGATTAGAGATCCAGCACCTCTTGCAACAGCAGTTCCAATACCTGTTCCTTGCGGTGTCTGAATAGCGTTATCATACTGTATTTCTAATGTAACTGTAACAGGTTCGTTATTGCTATATGCTAATGTATTATAGTTAGCATTAGTAATAAAGCAACCGTATAGTTCAAAAGTTTCTAATATGTTAGGTGTATTAGCACCGTTGCCGCCGTCTAAGATTTCAATACGTGTTACAAACTTGTAGTCTTGTCCACTTGCAGCACTTGACTGTTCGAAAAAATCGAACTGTTTCTGTAACTGCTCGCCTACTAATTTTTGTACAGCGTTGTTTACATCTTCACGTAAGTTTAGTGTAATCGGTGACCATGTATGCTTACCAGCGAGATATGCTTTTGAGTTATATGCATGGATCTCCATTGGTTCAAAAGCAACCGTCGGTCTTGTAACGTCGATAACTTGTTTTGTAAGTTCCGTTGTCGGTGTTGATACACCAAAGTTTTCCAGCGACACTCTAAAGCGGTACTGAAGCTTTGGCATCAACAAACCTTGGTTAGTAGCGGAATCTCCGCCTGCTAGTGGCACCGTAATTTTTGATAGTGTTGAAATTGCCATTTACTTTGCTCCTAATGTAATTGTATTTATCATATTAAAGACCTGCTATCTCACCAGTATTTTTCAAACGCAATGGAATGTAAATAAATTCAATTGCTTTAACTGGCTCAATTGCTACATCTAAATATAGCTCGTTTCTATCAATTCTAGATGGTGTGTTATTTGACTCATCACACACAACTAAGAAGTCATAGATTGCACGTTGCCCAACTAATTCTAATAACAAACTTTCAGTCTGTTGTTTAATCTCGTCTCTAGTAATTTTATCATTAGGTTCAAAGATATAAGGCTTAGCAAGCTGATTTAATTGACTACGTAAATAAATTACTAATCTTGCAACGTTAATTCTGTCTAGCGAACTATTACCTCTTGCACGAGTTTTTTGTCCAAAGTTAACTAATCCTGCACCTGTAATAAATGTAATCGGATTAACTGCATTTGAATACAGTGTATCACGTTGACCTTCATTTAGTGCAATACTTTGGAATTCACCTTCGCTACTTAAATAACCAGTTGCTGTTGCGTTTGTAATGCCGCCACGTCTTGTACCTGCTGGTGCAAACCATGGATAGCTAACTTGGTCACTTAGCGCAATAGTTCTTAGCATCATGTGACTTGGTGGAACAACTACGTTGTTACCAAAGTTATCGCTAGTGAAGCCCCATGGATAAAAAATACCTAAGTATTCGTCTCTGCTAACTAAACCGTTGTCATTATCTTCAACTGCTAAGTTAACGTTAGTTGCCCACTCATTTAATGCTGTTGCATTTGATTGTAGTCTTGCTGGAGTATCACCAACAACAAATCCAGTTAAGCCTCTGTCATAATTTAAGTTGACCATTTCGCCAATTAGTTCTGGATAACCTGG